ACCGGTACATACACCAAGACTTATATTGGACAATATAGCAGACAGTTTGAGGGAACATTTGCTAGCACGACAGAATTCTATGTAGGATATTTTCTTAACGGAAACTATGAGGGATCTTATAACTCTAACTATACTAGAGATTATGTAACCAACTATAACAAACAATTTGTTGGATCATATACAAAAACTTATCAAGGTGCATATGTTAAACTATATCAAAAAGCATATGGTAAACATTATGAAGGCGCATTTGTAAGAAACTATCAGAAAGCATATGAAGGTGCTTATACAAAAGCATATACTAAAACTTATGTAGGTCAGTATGATAGAATTTGGACAAAGACATATCAAGGAGTTTTTGCTACTAATTATGTTAGAAACTTTCAGAAGGCATATCTTAAACAATATGCTGGCGTTTATGTAAAACAATATCAGAAAAACTTTGCAGGTATATATTCTAAAAATTGGTTAAAGCAATATACTGGAATCTACAACAAAGCATGGATCAGTCAGTACACTGGAGTATATAGTAGTCTTTGGACTAGACATTACTCAGGCGCTTATTCAAGATTATTTACAAAAGTATATATTGGAGTGTATACTAAAAACTATGCTGGACAATATGCAAGACTTTGGAATAAAGCATATACAGGACAATATACAAGATCGTTCCTAAAACAATATGCTGGACAATATGCTAGAAACTTTCAAAAGAACTATCAGAAGAATTATGATAGAGCATATCAAAAAGCATACATAGGTCAGTTTGATAGACTGTGGACTGGAACATACAATAGAAGCTATCAGAAGTTATACCAGAGAGTATATACAGGTGTCTATGACAGACTATATTCTGGTCAATATACTAAGAACTATTCAAAAAACTATGTAAAGCAATGGCAGGGTCTATATGATAGACTTTGGAGTGGAAGCTATACAAGAAACTATGCAAAACAATATGCCAAAGTATGGTCTGGTGTTTACGAAAGAATATACTCAGGTCAATATTCTAAGAACTATACAAAAGCATATGCTGGAAACTATTCTAGAGAATTTACAGGTACGTTTACAGGATACTATACAAGAAACTTTACTAAAGCATATGCTGGTAACTATACAAAAAGATACACTGGTTCATATAACAGAAACTATTTAAAACAGTATACAGGACAATACAACAGAGTATATACTGGATCTTATAATACTACATTTACTGGATCATATAACAGGAACTATTTAAAACAATATACTGGTAACTATTCAAGACAATATACAGGTTATTATAATAGACAATGGACAGGGTACTATAACAAGAATTACTTAAAGCAGTATACAGGTAACTATACAAAAAGATATACTGGATCCTACAACACTACATACTCTGGCCAATATGCTACCAATTATCAAAGAGCATATGCTGGTAACTATACTAAGAGATATAATAGACAGTACACTGGTTACTATGCTACTAGTTATCAAAGAGCATATGCTGGTAACTATACTAAGAGATATAATAGACAGTACACTGGTTACTATGCTACCAACTGGCAAAGAGCATATGCAGGTAACTATACAAGACATTATAGTAGACAATATACAGGCTACTACAATAGTTCGTTTACGGGATACTATAACGGTACGTTTACAGGGTATTATAATAATTCATTTACAGGATTCTATTCACCTTCGGGCAACTATTTAAGTGACCAGTACTATGGAGGTACAGCATATTTTGCAGGTACAGGAACATATACATCCCTTGGATACTTCCAAGGTGGATCAACAACATATCAAGCAAGCTATGCACGTGCAGGAAAATTTTCACCTTTATATTATGTAGGACCAGCTTATACAGGTGCAGCCACATATGTTGGTACATTAAGTTACGTTGGACCGTCCGCATGGGTTGGTGCAATAAACTATGTTTCACAAGGAACCTTTACTGCTGGTGGATATACTAAGACGTGGCAAAGTATATCGTATGAGCTTGGTGGTGGTCTTTATATTGGTACTCAGCCAGGCAGCCCTGGGCCCCCACAACAAGCTCCAGGGTTATGGGAAGGTCCATTAACACCAATTGAAAAGATAGCATTTTTCATTGCCAACTATGCCCCTACATATTCAGGAAGCTATACCAGAGCATATGCAGGTAACTATACCAGAGCATTTGCAGGAAGCTATACCAGAGCATATGCAGGCAACTATACTAAACAGTATGCTAAAGTGTTTACAGGATACTATGCTACCAACTACCAGAAAGCGTATGCAGGTAACTATACTAAAAACTATGATAGAGCATACACGGGTTACTATGCTACCAATTATACTAGGGACTATGCTGGTAACTATACTAAAAACTATGATAGAGCATACACGGGTTACTATGCAACAAACTATAATAGACAGTATACAGGTAACTACACAAGGGCATATTCAGGGAACTATGATAGAGCATATAGTGGAACGTATGGAAAAAACTATACAAAAGCATATGCAGGCAACTACACTAAAGCCTATGCTGGAAACTATACAAAACAATACTCTGGAACATATGGAAGAAACTTTACTAAAGCCTATTCCGGTAACTACACAAGGGCATATTCAGGCAACTATACTAAGACATATTCTGGTACATACGGTACTAACTTTACAAAAGCATATTCGGGTAACTACGATAGAGCGTATACAGGTTATTACAACACCAACTGGCAAAGAGCATATGCTGGCAATTATTTAAAACTGTTTACAGGAACATTTACTGGTTACTATAATAGAAATTATCAGAAGCAGTATACAGGAAACTATGCAAGACAGTATACTGGAAACTATACTAAACACTACACCAGAAACTATCAAAAGGCATATACTGGCAACTACACCAAGCTATATGCTGGTAATTATAATAAAGACTACACAAGAAACTATGCTAAGCAGTATACAGGAAACTATACCAGACAGTACACTGGCAACTATACAAAGGGATATACTAGAAACTACACTAAGACATATACGGGTCAGTATGGTGCTAACTACGAAAGATCATTTGCAAGAAACTATACAAAACGATACACTGCAAGCTATGCCAGAATATACACAGGATTGTTTGAAGGACTATATGGTAGACAATACTCTGGAACTTTTGCTGGCACATATAATAGACAATATGAAGGAGTGTACGAAGGATACTTCTCAAAACAATTTGAAGGTGCATTCAACAAACAGTATGAAGGAACTTTCACTGGATTCTTTGCTAAACAATACGAAGGATCATTTTCAGGAACATATGCAAAACAATATGGTGCAGCATATAGTGGACAATATGGAAGAAACTATGCTGGCGAATATGAAGGATTCTACACAAGACAATACTCAGCTAACTATGAAGGAGTATTCTCAAAACAATATGTAGCAACATATACTTGGTTGTTTACAAAACAATATATTGGACAATACAATAGAATCTATACAGCAGTATATGAAGGCGCATTTAACAGAAATTACGAAAGACAGTATGCTGGTATATTTGTAAAGAACTATCAGAAATCATATACTGGTAACTATACAAATCATTATGCAAAGGCATATGAGAGAGCTTATGAGGGTGCGTACAATAAAAATTATGTAGGCTCATACACTAGAGCTTATCAGAAAACATATCAGAAAGCATACACTAAGACATATGTAGGAATCTATACTAAACATTACGATAAGCAATTTGCTAAACAATATGTTGGCTTATATGAAGGAACCTTCGAGGGTGCATTCAATAAGCAGTATGAGGGTGTATTCAATAAAACGTATGAAGGAACATACGCTGGATCAAGAACATATACTGGACAATATCAAAGAAACTATCAAAAGTTATATAACGTAGCATACATCAAAGCATATGCAGGTCAATTTGAAGGTACTAGAACATACGATGGTCAATATACTGGATCATTCGAAGGTGCATTCAATAAGACATATGTAAGTGTTAACTATCAAAGAGCATATGCAAAACTATGGTCTGGATCAAGAACATATGAGGGTGACTATACTGGATATTATGAAGGCTACTTTAATAAAGCATATGAAAAAGCATACGAAGGTGTGTTTACTGGATACTATATAGGAGCATATTCAGGTGCTCAAGATTATCAAGGTGTATACACTGGACTGTATGAAGGAGCATTTGACAAAACATATATTGGTGCATATGTAAAAACCTATACTGGTCAATATAATAAACAATACGAAGGTTCATTTACAAAGCAATATACTGGAAACTACACTAAAACGTATGTAGGAATATATACAAAGCAATACGAAGGTTCATTTGATAAGCAATTCGAAGGAGCATTCACAAGAGGGTATGAAGGTTTATTTGTAGGCAACTATACAAAATCATATACTGGACAATATAGCAGACAGTTTACAAAAACTTACTTAGGACAATATGAAGGTTCGTTTGAAGGATCCTTCCAAAGAGAATATGTCGGTACATATCTAAAAATCTATTCCAAAGAATATGAAGGAACCTTTGAAGGATATTACGATAAGCAGTATGAAGGTACTTTCTTAGGAATATATACAAAGCAATACCAGGGATCTTTTGACAAACAATTTACTAAATTGTATCAGGGAACTTATGTAGGAATATATACAAAGCAATATGAAGGCTCATTTGATAAGCAGTTTGAAGGTGTATTTAATAAACAATACGAAGGAACATTTGAAGGGTATTATGATAAAACATATACAGGAACTTACGTAGGCGTTTACACTAAAGCATATACAGGATTATATGAAGGTACATTTGAAGGAACATTCCAAAGAGGATATTCAGGAACTTATCTAAAACTGTATAGTAAAGAATATGAGGGTACGTTTGATAAAACCTACATTGGCATATATGATAAACTGTATGTTGGAAACTATGAAAAGGAATATGAAGGAACCTTCATTGGACAATATACCAAGACATACGTTGGACAATATTCAAGACAATTCAGCAAACAATATGAAGGTGCGTTTGATAAACAATTTGAGGGTGCATTTACAAAAGGATATGAAGGAACATACACAGGACAATTTGAAAAAATATGGTCTGGTGTATACACTGGTCTGTATACTAAAACCTATCTTGGATTATATGAAGGACAATTTGAAGGATCCTTCCAAAGAGAATATGTTGGCACATATCTAAAAATATACTCTAAAGAATACGAAGGAACTTTTACTGGATATTACTCAAGCAACTTTACAAAAGAATACTCAGGCATATACGAGCACACTTACATAGGTGCATATGGAAAAGTATTCTTGGGCAACTATACTAAAGAGTATGAAGGATCGTTTGAGGGATCATTCAATAAACAGTACATAGCTACTTATGTTGGCCAATTTGAAAAAGCATACCAGAAAGAATACACAGGCGTGTATACTGGTAACTATGTTAAAACTTACACAGGCGTTTATGATAAGTTGTGGTCAGGACTAACTGTCACAGGAACTTATGAAACAGTTTCAACAATTAAATTATGGTTAAGGATAGCTTAACTGTTGACCTTATAAATACTATTGTGTATAATATGAACTAAATTTGAGAGATTAATTATGACTGAAGAACAACGATATGCTAAACTTCCTGAAGGAGTTAGCCCACCTACAAACCAAACCAAACAAGAACCTCCTAAGGGTCTTAGGGTAAAGGATTTTGAAATTGATCCAGGGTTACCAATCATACAGTACCCACATTACATTGACAACAATAAAACAAAACTATCATGCATCTTGCTTAGACCAGATGGCATGGCGACTGTTGAGAGTGAAATTCCTGCTGATACAAATCATCCATTATACAGAGATATTGTTAATCAGTTTACTGAAGAAGAACTGATAACAAATACAAACAGAGAAGTTCAGATTCAAAAGGCTAGAAATTATGCTATGGAGGAGGCTAAGTCAACAGCAGACAGAGAAGAGATCAGATCCAAATTATGGGAAGTCAAAAGCCAATTCATGGACATGTCAGTTGTTAAAAATAGTGAGAACAAATTACTAAAAAGAAACTTAAGAAAATCTACAACATACTTTGAAGCACTTGCTTACGGTTGTGCTATTTTAATCGAGGACAGCAACAAAAGTGAATAGAGGCTATATGATGGTAGCCACATTATCAAAGCCGTTTTATGAAGCCGCGATAATGGCTGCAGAGAGTTTAAAAGATGAGATACCTGATGCTAAGCTAGCATTCTATACACATGAGGAATGGCTAGAGGATAGACATAGACATTTATTTGATCATATTGTAACACCAGTACCCGTACACTGTAGAACAAAGTTATGGGCTTTACCGCAAACACCATTTGACCAAACTGTATACTTAGATGTAGATACATTTGTCATTTCACCAGAGCTGGAAGAAGTGTTTGATCATCTTGGAAATCATGATGTAGTAATGTCAGAGAATAGACCATACAATGCTAAAGTCGTATACTTCAGTCACGATGAGCAAGAAGGTCCAGGAATTCCTGGCAGAGAACTTAATCATTATGATCCAGAGCATATAGAATTATATAAGCAAGGTAAGGCTCATAAGTTTAGATGGCATTGTGGAATGTTTGCTTGGAATAAGAACGAGCGCACGCAAGAGCTATGGCATCAATGGTTAAAGTGGTATAAGATACATACTGTAGATAAGAATACCAAACCCTTTCCAGAACGATTGGAGTACTGGGACACATTTGCATTTTGGAGAGCGCTCTATGAGAATCCAGAGCTTGCCGAAAAATTAGATCTAATTAGATTACCTAATGATGCAAAATATAATTTTGTTACTGGATACAAAGAAACCGAACTAAGACCAGGTCATAAGAAGGCTGTATTACATTACACCATTGATCCGGCTGCAGTAAAAAAAGGATATACATATGAAGCAGATATTGACTCTCAATACGGATCTTTTACAGATCTTAGATAAGTACAGTAAATTTATGTCAGAAAATAGACCTGACGTAAATCTACCTAACTGGAAAACCAAAGGCAAATTTAAAAAAGAAAATAGGTCTGAATATTCAACCTCGTTAGAATGTTTAAGAAGTATGCCTGTAGATACTCATGATGGATATCCACCAGATAGTTATGGGTACGATATGAATGAGCCAACATTAGCTAAAACATTACAACATGAGGGGCATAGATTTACACCTGATGAAAAATTATGGATAAAGAAATATATAGAGAAATCTAGAGAACTTGATGATGAGCTTGGTTCATATATTGGATATAAATTTTGTGCACTAAAAATGTTTTATCCAGAAGATGGATACATTGCATGGCATACTAATTGGAATGTACCAGGATTTAATTGTTTGTTTACATGGAATCCTACTGGTAAAGGATACTGGAGAAACATTGATCCGACAGGACAACCTAAAGGCACATTATTGGCAGACCCTGATAAACATTTAGTTCATTTAGATGATCCTGTAGGATGGCATTGTAAGCTAGGCTACTATGGTAAGAAAGAAGAGCATGATAAATTATTATGGCATGCAGCATATGGCGGTCCAAGAATTACTTTAGGATGGGTAGTATTTGATGAAAACATTTGGGCAGACATTGTTGATGAGCTCACCCCAGAAGAACAAAAATGAGAGAGTTTAGAAAGGATTTCAAATTCGCCCTTGTAGAAGAATATAGAAATTACTGGAACGCATATCAAAATCCTAATGAGTTTTATAGCGATCTTATTGGTCTAGAAGTATTATTTAACAATCACTTCTTAAAAAGAAAAGCTCAAGCCAAAGGCCAACAAGCTGTAACAGAATTAAAACTAGTTGATCAAAATACATTATGGTTTATAATGTATGGAAACACAAAGAGAGCATTAGATTGCTTAGAAGGATATAATAAAGATCAACTTGAATACAAATGTAAAAGCAATAGAATAATTCATACCAGGAACATAGTTAAAATCAACAAGTAGATCTACCGGTTGTTATAAATACTCGTGCATATGTAGGAGTATTTAGATGGCAACTAGAGTTAATATTCTAATAGACCAAGGCACTGACTTTACAACGTCAGTTAACTTAACAGATAATAGCGGATTACAGTTAGATTTGACTGGGATGTCTGCAGCCTCACAAATAAGAAAAACACACTCATCATCAAACGCAACAAACTTTTCAGCCTCTTTAGCAAACAATACAGGCACCCTAACACTTACTCTCAATAACGCAGTGACATCCAGTATGAGTGCTGGAAGATATGTATATGATGTAGAACTGACAGATGTGTCTAATGTTAAATCTAGAATATTAGAAGGCATAGTCACAGTTACACCAGAGGTAACCAAATAATGGCTAACACTCTATTCAATCAAACTTCATCAAATATAAAAGTGAGCATAGGCGGAAGTGGTGGCATACAAGGCGCTACAAGTACTAACACGGTAACATTATCATCAGGTGGACTAGGCGGCGGTAAAACAAAAATAGCTGATCTACTTGATGTAAATGATACAACAGAAGTTGATGGAGGTACATTAGTATATGATGCTACAAACGATGAATACGTTTTAAAAGCATTACCTATTGATGGAGGTACTTTCTAGTGCCAGACTCAACTATTCAAATAAAAAGAAGTCACGTTAATGCCACGCCTACGGTATTGGCTAACGGTGAACTAGCTTATTCATTTGCTTCAAACAATCTATTTATTGGTGCTAATTCTGATTCCAATGAAGTAATAAAGATAGCAGGTGGAAGTGATGTAGCATTGCTCAATGTTACACCTGGTACATTAACAAACAGTGCAGCTATTGTAGCCAACTCAACTGGTGGAATAGATGTATTAACAGTTAACACATTAACTATAGGAACACAATCTGGTGACAACTTATCAGCTACAGGTAATGTAACTGCAAACATAGTCACAGCTAATACGGGTGATTTTGTAGATGTTAATATAGCTAACACTCTTACAGTAAATGGCGATATAGTATTAAGAGGTGATAATATATCACTTGGTGATGGTGGTGATGTAATATCATTAGGTGCATCAGTAAACAATAATATAGTACCTACAACAGACGATACATTTACATTAGGAACATCATCATCAAACTATAAGACAGTATTTGCAAATCAAATAACATTAGGATCAGCACCATCAAGTGATACAGATGCTACCACTAAACTGTACGTAGATAATTTAGTAGGTGCAATTAACACAGTAGGTTCAGCAGTAACTGTTGGATTACCAACAGATGGAATATATGCCAATGGTTCAGGATCAGGAAACATAGAAGGTGCAGTAACATCAATAACAGAATCAACCAGTGTTGCTAATGCAATAGATTCTATGAACGAAGTAATGTTTAACATACATCAAAAAACATACGTAAGAGATGTCGTGGTAACATGCACATCAGGAAACACAGGTGGTGCACCATTAGTTGCAACACTCACACTAAACGTAGTAGGAAATGCTAACGCTTTTGATATTGATTGGGGAGATGGTAGTTCTAACAGCAATGTAACAAGCTCGACGCCATCGCATACTTACACTGATAATACCAACTCCCCTTTTGATATATCAGTAACAGCAAAGAACACTGGAGCACTTGGTGAAGGCAATTCAGCAACTCAAACAGTAACAGATTTAATAACATTGTTTACAGCAGATCCAATATCAGACTTTGATCTATATAATGTTGCATCAAGCGGATCAGAAATTACAGAGGCTAATACAGGTGAAACAATTTATCTTGAAAACGAAACAACAAATGCAAATGATGTCGTTGCATCTTTCTTTGTCAATTGGGGTGACAGTTCTACTGACAGCGTGTCAAACACAAGCGTCGATGGTGGAACACAAGGAGCAAGACTCGCACATTCATATTCATCAGGTTCAGGCACAGGAAGGAACACGATTACATTCACAATCAATACTCACTCAACAGCGAGTCCAAGTGCATTGCCTAACACAACATCTAAACAGATTAAGATCTTCAACACATCAATTGGAGCTCCAGAAGGTTTGTCTGGAAAGTCATTCAGTCTTACCTCATCATCAGTTGGATCATCACCAAGACTCGCAGCAGAGCATATCGATCATTCAACAGAATCGACGCTCGGAGAAGGGGATTCCATTACAAGATATACAACATCAAGTTCAATTGAGACCACAGGAGAAGCAAACTCCCAGGTAGTATATGATGCTAGCACAGGTAGCTTATCTGCTATAGTTGATGGATCAGTAGATGGAACAATTAATTTTACAGCAGGAGATGACACTGGTACTAATAATTCATTAGTAGTCGTTGATGAATTAGATTTCTATAACTTCAATGCCACAGGATCTAGTGTAGGTAGTACAAGTAGAATATATGCTCCAGGATTATATTCTGGCTTTAGATCTAGAGTATCTAAGTCTAGTTTAGCTAATGGTGTTCACACATACAAGCTCAATCACAGTGAAACAGGAAACACCTCAGTATTACAATTTGTAAAAGATAATTTAACTGGTACACCAGTAATTAATTTTAGTGGAACAACGTTGACACAGAACTCTGCTGGAACACTAGCATATGTATCTGGAATTCCATACTATACAAATGATGCTACACTAAACGTAGCAGGAGCATTGGTAAGCAACGTTGCAGGTCAATGCTATAAGAATGATAGCAACATATTTAACATTACAAGTGGCACTAATATTGAAGGTGATAGTGGATCATCATTTAGTACACAATATAAAGACTATACAATATTGCCTTCTGGATTATTATCTAGCGGTAAACCAAAAGCAAATACAGGTATGGGTGCAAATGTAAACATTGATACTTTCCAAATAAATGTTAATGGTGGAGGTAGAAGAGTAGAAGGTTTTAACATGAATATGGAAAATGTTAATGGTACTGGTAGCACAGTAGCATTCTCAAATACAAAGGTTGCAGTTTACAATGGAACATCGTCAGGAGTAAATGAAACAGGTATACCAGTGTCAGATGATTTAGGTGCTGGGTTCAATACTGATGGTTTAAGAATTGTAACTGGATGGTCTGGTTCAACACCAACATTCAATAGTGGCCAAGATTATTACGCATCTAACAATTGGACAGGTGCGGTAACTATTGCAGGTACGGATGAAGCAGTAGTTAGATATGGAAATTTACAACACTACGATACAAACCTATCTAGTGGATACTTACCAGTAGGACCAGACTTAGCTACAGGTAGAAGTGGAACACAGTATTTTAGATTTGCATTCAAAAGAACTACAATGGCAAACTTTACAGTCAAGCTAACTGGTAAAGTATCAGGCTTCTTTATTGCAGCTCCTAACACAGCTATAGATGACGCATCAGGATTAAACGGTTGGTTAGATGCAGGTACTACATACGGTGGTGCAGGAACACCTGGAGCAGATACAGGCAATGGTGGTAATGGTTCTGATGGTTGTGCATTCACATCAGGTGATAGAATTATAGATGGCACTACATATAGTAATGCAGGATTTACATTAACACTAGGTGATCAGAATGCTACTGACTCATTTAACAATCAAATATTAGTAGGAATAAAGTTAGATGATGGTGACTACTTATCACAGTTGGAGGTCGAATAATGGCTATAAGTGATACCCAAAAAGTAGACTTACTGTGGAAGAAGGTAGGATTTAGTAAAGCTAAGACAGATACTAATGCAAATAAGAAAGCTCCCAATGAAGCTATTGTATCAGACTTAATAATTAAACCTAATGAGGTATGGTCAGATATAGGAAACATTCCATCTGTAATGCCAGCAGCAAACACAACTGTAATAAGAATTTATACAGAGTTAGAAACAACAGAAGACGGAACAGCAACAAATAACAGAACATGGAAGACAGGAACAACTAACTGGATACCACCAAAGTTTGGTGCTACATATCAATTGAAAGTATATGTAGATACAGCTGGATCAGGAAATCCAGCATCTAATGGAACACAGTTATTTGAAACAGGTTCAGGAAACAATGATGAATGGTACTTTGATTATCAATCAGGTACTTTAAACTTCATAGGATCCAACTTACCATCAGGAGTATCTGATAGTAAGAGCATTTTTGTAACAGGAGCAAGGTATCAAGGAGATACTTTTGCAACAGGTATAAAAGATGTCACATTATATAATGCAACAATAGATAGTTTAGCATCGCCACTAAAGACGAGTGATGGTGGTACTGGACTAAACACATTCACAAATAAAGGAGTATTCTTTGCTAGCAATACATCCACAATGGCACAGGCTACTGGGTCTAATGGACAGGTACTACAGATAAGCAATGACACTCCTACATTTGACGATTTAGATGGAGGGTCTTACTAGTGAGTGATTTAAAAGATTTAGATACAGATGAATTAGTAATGTTAAGTCAATACATTCAAAATCAACAACAGATTATAAATGAATTAACAGAAAAGAATATGCAATTAACAACTGAAGTTCAAGTTCAAAGATTACGTATCAAAGAGCTAGAAAAAATAAATAAAGTTAAGAGTAAACCAAAGCGTAGAACAAGCCCATTCGTTTTGGAAAGATTGCAAAATCATATAAAATAGATTAGGAGAAAAAAATGGCTTCAATTATTAAATTAAAAAGAAATACCAGTGCTGGTCAAGTACCAAGTAATGGTGCACTAGAACAAGGTGAATTAGCAATCAACCTTGCCGATAAGAAGTTATTTTCATCTTCAAACGGCACAGATGTAATCCAGATTTCTGGTGACGCTTATGCAATAGGTACAGTTACTGACACCGATGGTGCTACAATTAAATTAACAGGTACTGGTAATGCTGCAAACACAAACGTAGTATTAACAGGTGCTAACGGTATTGGTATTACATCTAACGATTCAGGTGCAATCACAATTACAGCAAACACAGTAGATGTAGACTTTGGTACAAGTGCTAACGTATCATCAGCAAACTTATCTGTAGCTACTGGTGCTAACACTGACGTAGTTAAAATTGTTGGTGACGATCACATTGTAGTTGCGGGTACTAACACATCTCACATTTCAGTTAAACTAACAAATGCTGTATCAGTAGCATCTGTACAAACATCAGGCAATACAGTAGTAGGCGGTGATGCAGATATCGCTGGTGAAGTAAATGCTGCTTCTGCTGCAATTGTTGGTGCTGCTACTGTAGGAACAACATTAGGTGTAACAGGCGTAATCACAGCCGGTAATGATGTAGATATTACTGGTGAAGTTAATGCCGCTTCTGCCGCTATTGTAGGCGCAGCTACTGTTGGCACAACTTTAGGTGTAACAGGTGTAATCACAGCCGGTAATGATGTAGATATTACTGGAGAGGTTAATGCCGCATCAGCTGCAATCGTAGGCGCAGCTACTGTAGGAACGACATTAGGTGTTACCGGAGTAGGTACATTTGGAAACGATGTAGATATTACTGGTGAGGTTAATGCCGCATCAGCAGCCATTGTTGGTGCTGCTACTGTAGGTACTACTTTAGGAGTAACAGGTGTAATCACAGCCGGTAGTGATGTAGATATTACTGGTGAAGTAAATGCTGCAAGTGCTGCTATTGGTGGTGCTACTATATCTAGTGATGCAGACATTGGTGCTAGAAACTTAACATTATCAGGTGACTTGACAGTTCAAGGAACAACAACTACAGTAGAAAGTACTACAGTAAACATTAATGACAACATGTTATCACTAGCTGATAACCAAACAGGAACAGATGCAGATGCAGTAGACGTAGGTTTCTACGCTAACTATGATGAAGGTGGAACAGATAAGTACTCTGGTTTCTTTAGAGACACATCACATGCTAACAAAGCATTTGTTGTAGTAGAAGGTATTACAACTGAACCAGGTGGAGAGATAACATATACAGCTTCACAGCTAGGTCAATTAGATGCAGTCATTGACGGTGGTACATACTAAATAATATTATATAGCCCCTTATATAAGGGGCTTTAAACTCAGCGTATATACGCAACGAATGAGGAGCTAAATGGCATCGGTCATAAAGATTAAGCGCAGTGCGATAAGTAACACTCCGCCTAATACATCAAATTTAGATACAGCAGAATTAGCTATTAATACAGCTGACGGTGTCCTGTACTCCAAAGGAGCAGGTGGTGTATTTGAAGTCGGTGCAAACGTATCCACATTAACAGTCAACGCTCAAGCATTTCCATCTGAAGATGGTGGTGCTGGTCAGATTCTAAAAACATATGGTAACGGTCAACTCTTTTGGACCAATGAAGCCGGTGCAGCTGGGTTCTCCGCATTTACCTTATATGAATTTGTATCATCAAATAATCAGACTAACTTTGCTGGTAATGATGATGATGGTAATAGTTTAGGGTATAGAACTGGAGACTCTATTCAGGTATTTTTAAACGGAATACTATTAGAAGAAACAGAAGACTATACAGCTACAAATGGCGCTAACGTAATACTAACTCAAGCAGCATCCAATAATGACTTAATCCAGATAATGTCATACAATATTGGATCGTCTAATAATATAACAATAGCATCTAATAATAACATTGGTATAGGTAACACTAATCCAGCTCATTTGTTATCTGTAGATGGTGATGCTTACTTTGGGGCAAATGTAATCATTAAAGACACATTATTAGATAATAGTAACAGAGCATTTAAAGTTTATTATGCTAACGGTGACATAGCGTGGGGGGAATAAATGGCAAGTAAAGGAAGACATTTAGCAGACTTTTTATCAGATGATACTAGAGGATTAGATCTAGGACATGACAACGTAGAAATAAAAGGCAACAAATCAAAAGCACAAGCTGTAGTAAGAATGGGTCAAAATAAAAATGATGATCTATTAGTAGCAAATACTACATCAGATAGAATTGGAATACAAACAACTAATCCACAAGCAGTTTTAGATGTTGAGGGTGACATTAGAGTAGGGACAGACTTAGAAGATAACACTGGAAGAGTGTTTAAAGTATACTATGCTAACGGCGACATTAGCTGGGGAGAATAAATAATACTATGAGACCTACAACAAAAGACACATTTAAAGAACATTGCCTTAGAAGGTTAGGTAAGCCTGTCATTGAAATTAATGTCGATGAAGATCAAGTAGATGATAGAGTAGATGAAGCTTTAGATTTTTGGGTCGATTATCACTTTGATGGAATGGAGCATACATTCTATAAACACGTAGTCACACAAACAGATAAAGATAACAAATACTTTACAGTGCCTGATAACATTATTGGTGTTGTAGATATGTTTGATATCGGTGATGCATTATCAACTAACAACCTGTTTAATGTCCGGTATCAGATCGCTTTAAACGACCTCTACGACCTTTCTAGGTATGAGCTGGTACCTTACTATATGAACTTTCAAAACATACGTATGATTGAAGAGATATTAGTAGGTAAACAAAGAATAAGATTTAGCAGACACATCAATAGAGTATACATTGATGGTGGTTGGGACAGATTAATTCCTGGCCAAACAATAGTAATTAAAGCATATAAAGTTATTGATCCAGACACATTTACTGACGTATGGAAAGACAGATGGCTCTTAAGATATGCTAGTTGCTTAATTAAGATTCAATGGGGTTCTAATTTAACAAAGTTTGAGGGTTTACAATTACCTGGAGGAGTTCAGTTTAACGGGCAGAAAATATACGACGATGCCGTTGCAGAAAGACAGCAACTAGAAGAAGAAATGGCGTCATCATATGCATACCCTCCAGAAGATTTTGTAGGTTAATAGTATGTCTAATAGAAGTGTATTCTTTAATAACTTTGAGAGCAGTCAAGAACAAGACCTGATCGAAGATTTAATAATTGAATCTATCAACATTTATGGTATAGAAGCATACTATCTTCCAAAGACATATGGCGATTACGATAGCTTGTATGGAGAAGATGAGCTAGCCACATTCAAAGAATTCTATACAGTACCAATGTATATCAATACAGTAGAAGGGTTTGGAGGAGAAGGAGACTTCCTTTCCAAGTTTGGTGTAGAACAAAGAGATACAATGACTATGTCAGTTGCTAGAAGAACATTTGAACAAGATGTAGGAAGAGAAGATCTAGCAAACATAGAAAGACCAAGAGAGGGTGATGTAATCTTCTTCCCACTAAACAAAAAAATGTACACAGTTAACTTTGTAGAACATGAACCAGTGTTTTATCAAATGGGTTCATTACAATTTTATGAAGTAAGATTAGATATGTTTGAATACTCTGGTGAAAGATTTGATACAGGTATTGCTGATATTGATATACTAGAAGATCTCAGATCAACTGATGTGGCTATACACAATCAGCTAATGATGGAAACTGGAGATCTACCAATACATATAGAAACAGGACATAGAATATTATTAGATGGAGTTGGTACAGCAACAGACCAAGATGATATTACTGATAGTGAAAACACATTCTTTGAATCGAACGCAGACAACTTTATTGACTTTACAGACAGTGATCCGTTCAGTGAAGGTGGTACATTCTAATGTTAGGTAATCAATTCTACCATGCTTCAATAAGAAAGTATATTATACTCTTTGGAACATTATTCAATGACTTACATATTGAAAGAAGAAATAGCAATGATAATGTAATCCAAAAGATAAAGTGTCCTTTAACTTATGCTCCTAGAGAAAAAGTAACAGCTAGACTAGAACAAAATTTAAGTCTTACAGAGAAGCAAAGTATTATATTACCTAGATTGTCATTTGAGATGACTAACTTAACATATGATCCATCAAGAAAATTAAATACAATCAATCAACTAGTTAAAGATCCTGCTACTGGAAACAATGTAAAGAAAATGTATACTCCAGTTCCATATGATATAAACTTTGAGTTCAATATCTATACTAGATATGCTGAAGATGCTACGCAGCTACTAGAACAGGTAGTACCATTCTTTACTCCAGAATTTACAAGCACTATAAATCTAATTCCTGACATGGACTATAAAGTGGATATTCCAGTCGTACTAAATAGTTTAGCATCCCAAGATACTTATGAAGGTGATTTTGAGACAAGAAGAGCATTAATATGGAATCTAAATTTTACAATGAGAGCGTATCTATTTGGACCGGTTAAAGAAGCTGGTGTTATTAAAAATGTTAACACTAAGATACATTCTACGCTGACATCAAATACTGCAGCAGTAGGTATAAAACAGAAGCCCGGTTTAGATCAATTTAGGAATCCAACCACGAATGCTGCAGCAACAATTGCAGTAGGTGGAATTTATAGTAATGATAATTATTCCGTGATAACGGATTTTGAGGATTTTTTCAATGGAGAAACATAACGACCCAATTAGTAAGGCACTAGATATTGAACCTATTAACGGTGAGATAGTACCTGCTAAAGAAGAAAAGAAAGTCGATCCACAGATGGAGAATGACTTTAAATATGCTAGGGAAAACCTATACAATGTTATAGAGAGAGGAACTGATGCACTTAATGGCATTGTTGACTTAGCACAACAATCACAACACCCAAGATCATATGAAGTAGTAGCAGACTTAGTTAGAACATTATCTTCTGCTAACAAAGACTTACTTGATCTTCAAAAGAAAATGAAAGACTTACAACCAGAAGAAAATAAAAATCAAAAAGTAACCAACAACTTGTTTGTAGGAAGCACTAAAGACCTAACTGATTTAATTGAAGGTGGTGCTAGAAAAGTAAAACAACACAAAGATGGCTGATCATTATTTAGGAAATCCGAAGCTAAAAAAAGCCAATATAACTATTGACTTTAGCGAAGAGGAAATACAAGAAATTGTCAAATGCAGTAAAGACGTAGTATACTTCTGTGAGAAATATATAAAGATTGTTAGCATTGATGAAGGTCTAATGCCTTATCAGCCATATGATTACCAAAAGAATATAATGAGAACTGTTGATGAAAACAGATTTGTTATATGTAAAATGCCTCGTCAGACAGGTAAGACAACTACAATGGTAGCAGTAATGATGCACTATGCATTATTTAATCCAGACTTTAACATTGCTATCTTAGCTAACAAAGCTGCAACATCAAGAGAGATTCTATCAAGACTACAACTAGCTTATGAAAACTTACCATGGTTTTTACAACAAGGTATTGTAGAATGGAACAAAGGTAATATAGAATTAGAAAATGGATCCAAAATATTCGCATCATCTACATCAGCATCTGCTGTTAGGGGTATGTCAATTAACTTAGTATACTTAGATGAGTTTGCATTCGTACCAGCAACGGTGCAGGATGAATTCTTTAGTTCTGTATATCCTACAATATCATCTGGTAAAACATCAAGAGTATTGATTACATCTACTCCTAATGGTATGAATATGTTTTATAAACTATGGCATGATGCAGAGAAAGGATTCAATGACTATGCCACAGTAAGTGTAAACTGGTGGGATGTTCCAGGAAGAGATGATAAATGGAAAGAACAAACGATAAGAAACACATCAGAGAAACAATTTGCAGTTGAGTTTGAATGTGAGTTCTTAGGATCAGCTGATACATTAATTGATCCACATAAACTAAAACATTTAGTATTCGAGAATCCTAAACAGTTTAATGAGAGTTTAAAGATTTTTGAAGAGCCTATACCTGATCACATATACACTTTATGTGCTGATACAAGTAGAGGAGTTGGTAATGACTACAGTGCATTTGTTATTTTAGATGTTACAAAACTACCATATAAAGTAGTTGCTACATATAGAAACAATGTAATTGCACCAGTACTTTATCCAAAAGCAATATACAATGCTGCATATGCATACAATCAAGCTCATGTGTTAGCAGAGATTAATGATGTTGGTGGACAAGTAATTGATATACTACATCATGATTTAGAGTATGAAAATATATTAAGAGCACAATGGAAAGGTCGAGCTGGCCAAATAGCTGGCAGTGGCTTTGGAGGTGGTGATTCCCAAATGGGTATCAGAACCACACCTGCATTGAAACGTATAGGTTGTGCTATGTTAAAAACTATCATTGAAAATGATAGGATGATAATAAACGACTTTGAAATATTATCAGAGTTAACAAGTTTTGTAGCTAACAAAAGAGGAACTAGTTACGAAGCTGAAGAAGGTAGAAATGATGACTTAGTCATGTGCTTAATATTTTTTGCATGGTTATCTCAACAGGACTACTTTAAAGAACTTACGGATATAGATATCAGAAAGAATCTATATAAATTAAACGAACAAGCATTGGAAGACGAACTCGTACCATTTGGTTTTATAGATAATGGTAGAGATAATAGTTGGGATGAAGATGACGAGTTCAAAGGTGGAGAACTAGTGAATAGCTGGGATTATGACTACGATAGAGATCAGACTTGGTAAGGTCTTCTAATCTAAAGTTATATAAATAATCGAGAGCTTAATAATCTACCGATAAATTAAAGGAGAATTGAAATGCCATTTCAGGTTAGTCCAGGCGTAAATGTATCAGAAGTTGATCTGAGTACCGTTGTACCAGCAGTTTCTACAACAGAAGGCGCCATAGCAGGGGTTTTCAAATGGGGACCGGCTAAAACTCGTGTCTTAGTAGACAGCGAGGAGACGCTCGTTGCCCGATTTGGTAAACCAAAAGGGGATCTTAATCCCGAAACATTTTTCACAGCAGCTAACTTTTTAGCCTATGGAAACAAATTATATGTATCAAGAGTAATAGATAGCTCCAGTTTAAATGCTGGTTCTAACTCAGGGGTACTAATAGAAAATGAAGATAAAATAGCAGATGTCACCATTTCTGATGCAGGTAATCATTTTGTAGCAAAGTATCCAGGATCACTTGGAGACAGCTTAAAAGTATCTGTATGTAAAACAGCAGATGAGTATGAAAAAGACTTAGGTGCAGATATATCTATTGCAAGTGGAGCCAACTCAGGTACTGCTTCAGCTGACTTAATAGCATTAGGTCTAGGTGTAGGAGATATTTTAAAAGTAGGTAACTCAACAACAGGAGTACAATACCTTACTGTATCAACAATCACAGTAACAGAAGATACAAATACTACTGGAAGAACATTTACAACAGAACAAAAGTATACAGGAGTTAGAGATATAACTTCACTTAACGGTGTTAAGTTGTGGAACTATCATAGTCTTGTAAACGGAGCACCAGGAACTTCATCATACGTTGAATCCAAAGGTGGTGTTGGTGATGAAATTCATGTAGTAGTAATTGATGAAGATGGAGATATCTCAGGAACAAAAGGTACAGTCATTGAAGTATTCGAAGGCGTATCAAGAGCTACTGATGCTAAAACAGAATCAGGAGAGTCAAACTACTGGATTGATGTTATTGAAAAACAATCACAATGGATTTATGCTAAAGCAGCTACAGGATTAGCAGCAAATGTATTAGCAGCTTCATCCACAGCATTGTCAGGTTCAGCAGCTACATACGATTCACTAACAGGTGGAGTTGATTCTGCAGCTGAAGGTTCAATTTCATTAGCAGACATTGCAGATGGTTATGACTTATTCAAGGAACCAGCTGATATTGATATCAGTTTAATCCTTCAAGGTAAAGCTATTGGCGGAACAAATAAAAATGGTCTTGCTAATCATATCATAGACAACATTTGTGAAAGCAGAAAAGATTGTATACTATTTGCATCACCTGATAAAGCTGATGTAGTAAACAATATTGGATCCGAAATTGATGACATCATCACTTTCAGAAACGGACTCACAAATACAAGTTACGCACTACTAGACAGTGGATACAAATATCAATACGATAAGTATGATGATGTATACAGATATCTTCCTTTAAACGGAGACATTGCAGGTCTAGCAGTAAGAAGTGATACATTAAGAGATGCATGGTTCTCACCAGCTGGATATAACAGAGGTGCTATTAAGAACCTTGTTAAGCTAGCATTTAATCCTAAGAAGGGTGAGAGAGATTCATTATATCAGAAAGATATTAACCCAGTTGTTACATTCCCAGGTCAAGGAACAATCCTATTTGGTGACAAAACATTACTAGGTAAGCCTTCTGCATTTGATAGAATCAATGTAAGAAGACTCTTTATTGTATTAGAGAAAGCAATTAGTACAGCTTCTAAGTTCTCATTATTTGAGTTCAACGACAGCTTCACACAATCACAATTTAAAAATTTAGTAGAACCTTTCTTGAGAGATATTCAAGGACGTAGAGGTATAGTAGACTTTAGAGTTGTGTGTGATGACACTAACAATACAGGCGAAGTCATTGATAGAAATGAGTTTGTCGGAGACATATATGTCAAACCTTCAAGATCAATTAACTTCATACAGCTAAACTTTGTAGCAGTAAGAAGCGGAGTTGAGTTCTCAGAAGTAGTTGGACAATTTTAAATAAATAGGAATAGGAGAAAACAATGGCTTTTAACATTAACGAGATTAGGTCCCAGCTATCACTTGGTGGTGCTAGACCTACCCTGTTCCAAGTCAATATTACTAACCCTGCAAACGGAGCTGCAGATCTAAAGAGCCCTTTTTTAATAAGAGCTT